ACCTTTCCCTCCGCTTCCCTTGAGTGTCGCTCTTGTCCCAACAAAGTCAATGGACATCGTATCTGCAAGACTCGTCTTCATCTCATAGCTCATCCCAGCGGGTGTTGTTGTCGCGGTCCCAAGGAAGTTACATGTATTAAGAAGTACTTCGAAGTCAAGTCTGTTCGCACTCATCTTCTGTGTTATCTCATATTCGATCGTTCCAGTACCAGGTGACACCGCATCATGTTTCCACCCTGAAGTGGCAGCCATCGGGTCAATGGTCTGTTTTTTAAACGCTACCTTCGGGTAGTTCGCACCTCTTTCAAGGTACAGTGCTTGCGTAGGTGCAAGGTATGTACCGGGTGTTGTCTCCTTGATCACCTTGATGCCAAGAAGATCCTGTTGAAATGTATTTCCCGCCATTTACGACTCCTTCTCTTGTTTTGGCTTTGTTTTTGTGTAGCCTTTCCCGACATAGCTATCCAAATGAGATGCAGGTACGCTCATTGGCTCACCTGTATGCTCGTTGTAGATCACCACTGTTTTCTCTTTTTTCATTGTTAAACCTCACATTTTTTCATCATATCGACGGTGAAGAAGAGCAGATAGAAGTTCTGATCATCCTTCCCCCAGTCAAGCTTTGTACCGTCAAACACAATGCCGTTATCAGCACGCATACTGATCTCTTTTAGTCCGACAATAAGCGCATCGCTCACCACAGACGGATCGTCATCGACACGCGCCATGACACGAACATCTTCGCCCATGCCTTCACACTGATGCTCGATGATCTTGATCTCGTATGCAACCGCATTAGGCTCTGACTGCACGATGGCATTGCCAATGGCTTCAAGCACCTGTGCATGTGTCGATCTTGTCATCACTGTTCCTTCTTAAGTGTCAAGATCTTCTCTTCTTCACTGTCACCATACGGCGTCACACGCATCACACGATATGCTCTACCGTTCACAGTAAGCGTGTCTCTCTGTTCTACAAAAGAGCCTGACAGTGTTCTGAGCGTCATGCCGTCACTGTCGTCAAGTTCAAGTGTCTCATCTACCATTGCAACGATATCCGCTTTCCCGGCTACTGGAACGCTAATGCCAAAATCTGCATAGAACAGCGACACATCTGTTGCAATATCTATCATGCTACGCTTCCAACGCGTCGATGGCTTCTCTCATCGCATCTTCGTCAAGAGAAGTGTCTACACCAAGATACGCAGCGACAGCCTTCAACTCATCCCCTTCAAGATCATCGGAACCAGCATCAAGCAATGCTTCGAACTCCTCGATAGAAGCGATAAGATCGTCTTTCTTCCCTTTTGCGGCGATACCGTAGTGCTTACACACTTCTTTCAGTTCATCATACTTCAAAGAGTGTTTGTCGGCATCAAGAAGCGCCTCAATATCAAAACCTTCATCTTCAGGCGTGCCGTCAGCTTCGATCTTCTCTACAAGACCATCTTCGATGTATCCTGAGAGTTCATCTTTTGAGAAGTGCTTCTTCAGCTCCTTCTCAGAGACGATACCAGCATCAAGCACCCCTTCGTCCGTTCTAAATCTACACTTTACTCGGTACATACTACACCGCCTTGACAGACTTGAACGAGTCGATATCTGAAGGTACCGGAAGCGGACGTGATTTACCCATGATGAACTCATCATCGGGGTCATTCTCCTGCCACGACTTCACAAACACCTCACCAACAAACACCTCTGCCCCAAGCTCTTTCTTGTCTGTCACACCACCATGCGCGAAATGACCTCCTGCATTGGTTCTCCCCATCACAAGTCTGTCAGACGGGAAGAGCTCTTGAACGGTACCGTTCTCATCCTCGTAGTAGTCTACATATGAATAGACATCAATACCAAGCTGTGTGATCTTACCGATGTATGTTACACCGTCAAGCTCGTTCCCGTCATCGTCAAGCATGATCTGAGGACGAAGCTCTCCAACGGTAATGTTTCGCGTGTCAAATGCCTTGACAACTTTGTCATTGGACATGAAAGCGGAAGATACAGAAGCTCCCATGACAACAGCGTTCGGCGCTTTTCCTGTCGCTTTGAATACATCATCACGCCATGTTCCCAGGTCGTTTAGTGGGTCTGACGCCGCATCAGTCCAAAGTGCAGTACCTGTTAGGATCTCTACATTGTTCGCATCCATTCCGTAGTCGAACTCCTCCTCTACCCCGTCACCTTTTGCAGTGAATTTACCGGTTGTGACAAGAGAAACCGCCATATGCTCTTTTCTTCTGGTCACAGACAGTCTGATGTTCTTCTCATCTTCAATGAGCTGTTCGGCAGCTCTCTCTGATGCGTCCATGCCGTCAGCGCTGAAGACACCCTGCTGCTCAAGGATGCTGTCCGCTTCTGTCACGAACTTCGGTTTAAGCATCGGAGGCTCGTATGTCGCCACCTTGCCGCCCTCTTTTCGCATCACCTTCCCGCCGATCTTCGGAGAAACAAATGGCGCAAGCTTTCTCCCGCCCTTTGTTGTCACAACATCGACATGCTTTGTGTCGTAAAACTTGCTCTCCGCGAAGAACAGTCTTGTAATAAGCCCTTGAGGCACATATACTCTGTTTGTCTGCTGTGTCAGCTCTCTACTTCCTAATCCCAATGGCATCTTTTACCCCCTTGCTTTCAAGTAAATATTTTTGTCGCGAAGTGTGTCGCGCACAGCATCAAGTGTCAATGTCCCGCCAAGCTTCAGGTCCTGCTCTGCGACCACACCTCCCATCAAGATGGGGGCATTGGCAGTCGCACCTGCTGCAACCGTTACATCTTCAAGCAAAATGGCTTCTGCTTTCGTTGCATCCGCTGTTTTTTCAAAGTTCCCGTTAAGGTCCTTTCCAAGAACTTCACCTTTTTCATGCACGCCTTCTGCAAGCACACCGTTCCCGTCCACTCTCCAGTCGCTTAGAACAATGCTGTTCCCGTCGTATGTATCAGTCTGTACCGGCTGTCCCATTACTTCTCTCCTTTGTCAAGTTTTGCCATGATCTTCTCATGCGCCTTTTCCGCTGCACTCTTTTCATCACTGTTATCGTGCGCACCTTCTTTCCCGATCTCCTGAACAGATGCCGCCAGACTTTCACCGTCTGCACGATGTGCGTCTGCTGTGCTTTGTCTGTTCTCATTCTCATGGTCGAACAGTTGTACTTTTACATTGTCAACCGTCATCGATGTATCTGCGATCGCCGCATCGATGATCGCTTCTGCACCTGGTCTGCTAAGCGCCATGATCGCCGTCACTCTTTCGCGCTCCGCTGTCGCGATAGCATCTTCATCCACATTTGTGCGCGCACCTTCTTCTATCTGTGCGACGACATCCGCATGATTTTCACGCAGATAGTCAGCTGTGATCTCAGGTGTATGCTGCAACTCAGCCGCTACAGACGGAAACTCTTCCATGATCAACGCTGCCGTGATCTGGTCTGCTCTATACACTGCCATTTTCTCTCCTTGTCAAGATTTGATATCTTTGAGCAGTTGCTCAAACGTTGTGATCTCATCGATCATCTTTACGCGCTTTGCGCGATCCGCTATCAGCATGTCACCCTGTCCGAAAGTCTCTAAGGCTTTCTTCTTTGACACGCCCCTGAACCGTGCGACATCCTCGATGAATATCTCACCAAGGTCGTCCGCCCAAGTCTGCACCTGTGCCGCACCATCTTCGGTGCTGACATCAAAACGCTTCTTCGGACTTACAGAAGAGACGATCTCTATCTTCTTCACGCCGTCATCGACCATTCTGAACGTATATACCGCGCCGATACTCCCGACCATTGCCGTTTTTGACGCGGCAATATGGTCACACGCAGAAGCGATCCAGTACCCACCGCTCGCAGCAGTGTCGTCCACATAGGCGATCACTGTTTTGTCAATACCGCGGATAAGCTGCGCAAGTTCCCAGATGCCGGCTGCATGACCACCTGGACAGTCAATGTTCAACACAATGGTCTTCACTTTCGCATTCCCACTCGCCGCCGTAAGCTCTTTTGCGAGTCTCTCCGTAGAAGTGGCACCGCATATCTCTGTAAACAGATTCGCGTATCTGAATATCGCACCTATCACTGGGATAACGGCAACATCACCGAACATCTCTACCGTGCGCGTATTCTCAAGCGGTTTCCCGACCTTTGTGGCAAGCGTCTCCACGTCGTTTTCACGCATAGCGATATTCGCCATCGTCTGCAAATAGTTATGTTCCACAAGCCAACGCTCGTTAGATAACGCCTTCAATATCATGCTCATGCCGATTCACTCCCGTATGTTTCGTTCTTTATGCCGTACAGACCGGAATCTACATACTTCTCACTCTCCGTTTTTGCACGTGCAACATTCTGATCATAGTCCGTACTGTTCATCTCTGAAGCCTCTTTACTTCTTGTACTGAAGCCCTCTTCCACCTTCATTTTTGCCGCTTTTGTCTCCTGCACAGGATTAAGCTGCCCCTGCGCAGGACCGTTCCAGCTCGTACCAAGATATGCCGCTCTCACAATAGGATCATCAATGAAACCAGGAGCGTGAATCCTTCCGGTAAGCACGCACTCCGTGATGAACGCCTCATATACAGGCTGACAGAACTTGTCAACGAACCATACGCGTCTCGCGCGGAACATTTTCCACGCTTCAAGCAGTGCTGCACGGCTTGCAGAGTAGGAGGATGAAAAATGCTTAAGCAATACCTCGTAAGGGATGCTCAACGCCGCGCCTATCTGTTTAAATATCGCCTGAGTGAACGGGTCGAATGCGGTGTTCGGTCTGTTAGGGTTTGCTGTTGTGACCTTCTCCCCCTCTGCAAGCCCGATGACCGCACCAGCCTCAAGCTTGATCTCGTCATCACTCACACCGTCATCGCTGCCAACCATTCCTTCCATGCCGTCAGGAACCTCTCCCATGTCAGACTCGATAAATACAGTGAATAGCCCGCTTACAACAGCCGCCGTAAGCTCTGCATGCGTATAGTCCCCAAGCTGCTTGAGCGGTTCGACGATAGGTGCAAGAACAGAAACTCCCCTACGCTGTCCCGGTCGTACCTTCTCGAACACATGCAACACATTTCTTCTTCCGCTTTCTCCGAACACAGGAACACGGTTCCACTTTACATTTCTTGAAAGCCCGTCTGGGTGTGATGTGGAGAAATGGTAATATTCAGGCGCACCCCACGCACCTGTCTCAACACCGCCCGCGATCTTTTCAGTGTCTTTTGCCTTGTTAGGGTTTGAGCATAGATCAGCCTCTATTAACTTCACAGCCAATGAGAATGGCGTGTCTTTTCGCTCTATGTACGGAAGCGCAGCAAAGATGTCACCACTCACCATGGCGCCGATAAGTGCGATGATCTGTAGCTCATAAAAGTTTGAAGTGTGCTCTGCATCCGCATTTTCGCTTGAAGCCCACATCTTGAAGTAACGCTCTGCCATAGTCTCCCATCTGCGTGCATCCTCTTCACTAAGTCCCAAGAACCCTGCATCTATATGAGACTGAACCGTGAGACCGGCACCGATCACATTGAATCGTATCGTGTCAATACCGCTTCTTGTAATGAGCGAGTTCCTGTAAAGGTCACGACCGATACCGCGGAGTTTTTCTATCCCTGGAAGGTCGTCAACATCGGATGATCGTGCTTTGAAGTTTGCAGAACGAAGTGAACGCTTTGAAGAGTTTGTGGCGATGTACCCGCCATCAGCCAATGCTTTATAGTGCATTCTCGCCTGAACCCGCTTCAGTCCGCGCTCAGGAGAAAATACCGAAACAACACGGTCGATTAAGTTTGGAGATACCACTGGTTTAGCAGACATAGACAGCCTTTTTTATTGTGATCCCTCTTCGACCTGACGGGTTAGACTCAAGCTCTTTTACCTTATTCTCCCAGTACTGCATATTATCTCGAATATACGACATGTTCACACGCGTAAGCTCTTTATCACCTATCTTGTATGATTGCGCTCCGCCGGCGATGGCTTTTTCAGCATCAATATAGAGCTGAAGCATCGCTTTTGCTGTTTCGATATCCATAAGCCATCTCCCTTTGAAGTCTTGATGATGGCATTATCACGGATTTCAATATTTAAAAAAAGACCGTTTTTTTGGTCTTGCTTTTTTTTAAAAATTATGCTATTTAAAGATCGTATCCATCATTTTTCAGAGATTCATACGTCTTTTTGTAGAGATTTTCATCCTCCATAAGCATCTCCATTGCTTCAGCTGCACGCACGCCATATTCTTCCTGTATACGCTCTATGATAATGATAGTTCTATTCTTCAATGAGATACTTTTTTTAAATTTGCTCTTAAGATCCCATATGTTTCTATGCATTTGACACATCATCTCCCCCTGCTAAGTACGCGTCTGCGCCGTTTTTGTGTTGTTTTTACTGTTTTTTGTGCCATTGTGACGGTTATCGGTCCTCTATCTTTAAGGATGTTTAGGTCAACACCGCTCAAGTGGAGTGCAGCATACGCATACACACGGCAGTCAAGAGCCTCGTTTCGCTCCCTGAACTTCGCCCAACGACCGTTTTTCTCTCTCTTCTCTGCCGTAAGCTGCTTGAAGTATGCTTTGTCATACTGAGGGAGATCTGGGAAGTGCATATACCCAGCTCCCTTCTCGTTCGTCATCATATAGTCATAGATCACATCCTTTATTTTGTTTACCCCAATGTTGAACAGCGGCGGCTTCTTCCGGTCTTTTCTGCTTGGTTTTCTTGGGATGATAGGTGCATCGATAGGCTTCGCCCCCCTAATAGCGTACACACGACGCAAAAACCTCGGCAATGCGAATGCATACGCCTCTTTGGTTCGGTGTCCCCCGGTATCGAGACACTTTGTGTGTATCATCATCTCGTTCCCGTCCGCACGCTTGAACCGTGTATGCAAAAGGTATTCATCAAGCCTTTTCCACACCTCTCTCCCACGCGTATCACCATGGAATACCTTATAGTCTATGCTCCAGCTCTCATCAAGATGACCCCAGCCGACAACTTCCACCTCAAGCCTGTCATCCTGCGTATCAATACCGGCTGTCAAAATGAGCACATCATCAGGAACCTGTGCTTCATACGACTCGATATGCTCCATAAGCGAATCATCATCAACTTTCTCTATCTCCTCTTCAAATGTCTCCGCAAGACGGGTATTCATGAACTTCTTAAGCAGCTTATTGTTGCCCTGCTTCATCGCTTTGTGCGCCTTCACATGCTCCTGAGCAATATTCTTCCAGCTAAGCCACCCAAGCGGTGAGTAAAATGAGTTCAGCTTGTACCCACGGTGAATGTGTCCGGGGTTGATAGGTATCCACTTCGCGCCGGCATCCATACTCATCATCCACGACTTATGATGCTCTTCTATCACACCTCCACAATGCTCGCACACCATGTACGGCTCACCAACTATAGCGCCTGTACCATCCTTCTCATACCGGAATGCATCAATGGTGAACCGTATCATATTCCCTCTGTTTTGAAGCGCATGCACTTTAGGCGTACAGTGCGGACACGGCATAAAGTACTCTCTCTGGTCACTGTCTGCGAACTCACGCTCTATCTTTGAGTTCTCTTTTGTCGTCGGCGTTGAATTGATGTATATCTTTCTACCTGCAAACGCATCTGCACGGTTTTTCCCAAGTTCAAGTGGGTCACCCTCATCCTCTACATCATCAGGGAAACGGTCAACATCATCAAGCACAACCACTTTGGCAGAGAATGACGCAAACGCAGACGCAGAGTAGGACCAGCCCAAAGAGAACATACCACCATCAAAGTCCTTCTCGAATGTACCACCACCGTCATCGATGCTCTTTGCATTCTTTATCTTCTTGTTTAAGTGCGGTATCGCCTTAATGGATGGTGTGAGTTTTGCATTTGAGAATTTCTTTGCCAGCGTCTCAACCGGCATCACCATCAGTATTGGACAAGGATACAGATCCATATATGCCAAAATGGTATTGAGCCCAACTTCGGTAAACCCAAGCTGTGTCCCCTTGATGACCTTCACCTGCTCCGTTGGAGAGTGCGGACTCATCTCGAACATGATCTCTTTTAGGTACGGTGTCCTGTCATTACGCCATGCACCAGGCTCAGAAGAGGACTTCGTAGGCAACACCCTGTGTTTCTCCGCCCATTCGTCAATGCTTACCTTCTCATCAGGCTTAAGCCCGCGCATAAACCCGTCACGGTACACCACGCTCACGACTCACCGCCTATAACACCGTTTAGTACCTGCATGATCTCATCATCGATCATCTGCTTACAAACAAACCTGTCGCTTTGTGCAGCGATCATGGGTGAAAGCCTGTCCCCTATGTTCATAAGCTTGTCTCTAAGCAGCCGTGCCACCGCAAATGCTTCACGCTCAACTTCATCTTTATCCACAAGTTGACCATGCTCTTTTTTATACTTCAGTTCAGCCTGTCGTGCAAGCCAGTACTCTTTACGCTTTCGTGCTTCAACCAGCTCAAGAGAATCTATCTCATCATCATCTTCGCCAATGCTGACACCAGATGCATTCTCCTCTACATACCGACGCGCCTCTTCCGCCTCTGCAAGCATGCGCGCACGCGCTGCCTTCTCCTCTTCTGTAAGATCCGCCAAAGACGACTCAGGTTTTACACTCTCGTCGAACAGGTCAACTCCATTGTCTTTTTCTGTTTGGCACAAATCATCACACGGCATCGCAGCACGGATCTCTTCAATATCATACCCACCACGCTTCTTACCTGGGATGTCATGCTCTACAAAACACCCCTCTTTTTTAAGCTTTGACAAATACGCATGACTCACGCCAAGCTCTTCTGCACACTTTCTAAGCGACATCAATCTGAAGTGGTCCATCTACCGTCCTGTATTGGTAATGGTAACAACAAAAAACAAAAATGGTAACCAAACAAAAACCGCTGAAACCACGCGCTCATCGGGGTTCGCACTACC